GCAGAAAGGAAGAAAGCAAAACACGATCCGCAGAACAATAGCACCGCTTGTGACAAGGAACGCACCGAGAAATTCCGCGCCAGCTAAAAGATATGTAATGATATATATGGCAAATTCAATCGTCAATGAAATGCAAGCACCTTGGATTCCGATCGGCACAAGAACTCTTTTCCGCATCAGCTTCTGCGCTATGTCACCTACTACCATTGCCCATTATCCTCTCAGCCATATCCGAAACCTCATCCAGTTTCGCCAGCAAATCGCGGTATACCTTCCCCCGCACGGCAAGCTCAGCCGTCAAACACGCCACATCGCGCCTGTCCTCCGGAAGCTCCCGTATCGTATCGAACAACCGCTTCTCCGCCGCAGTCAGCTCAACACTGTTCTGCGGCTCTTTTTTTATGTCCTGCAATATATCTTCCGGTTCGCAGTGTAGTATTTCTGCAAGCCTTCTCAGGTTTTCGCCTGTAGGATACGTCTTTCCATTCTCCCATTTGCTCACGGATATGTCGCTCACGCCAACCGCGCTTGCCAATTCTCTTTGGGAGAGGTTATTCAATTTTCGCAGTTCAGCAATTCGATTCATAACTTCTCCTTATGAGCCAACAAGAAAAAATTATATTTTAATTTCAGTTTGCTATTGCTTTTTTCGGTTCGCAGTGTTATAATATAGTTAGCATAGGTTTTAGTTTGATTTAAGTTTCTTTATACCTCGCAATCACGCATTCTTCGAACTGCTCATACCATTCCTCCGGCAACTTCGCCAGAGCAAGGATCAACCGCTTCTTGGATTCCTCCGACCCCTTGAGCAGATCGGCAAGTACATCGGTGAGTTCTTCCTCTATCGTGAGCGGCTGGTGCATTTCGCCATCGCCATACCTCAGCCACAGTTCGTTGACGTTGTAGACGCGGCAGATGCTCGCAATCACCGCTTCACTGGGCACACACTTCTCGTTCTCATACGCCGCGATTGTCGCTTGACGAACATGGACTTTTTCGGCAAATTTCGCTTGCGACAGACCAGTTTCGAGCCGTATATCCTTAATCCTGTGTCCGATCTCCATCTTGTGCCCTCCCCTCTATAGTTTACGTCCTAATTATACCACAAACGAACGTATCTGTCAACAATCGAATTGTAAAAAAATCGAGAGAAAATACAAATTATCTATTGACATCTACTAATGGATGGTGTATAATACTATCAGATAGTAGAACGACACAACCCAGTAGTTACAGAGCGTTCTTAGCCGACAGAACACCAACTATCCATTTCTGAAGGAGCAAACCATGTTACTGTACGCCGCACTGTTCCTCTACATCTCCCTCTATATCGCAGCCATGTTCGATACCAACACCGAAGAGAAAATAATCCTCACGGCCGGCGTGCTCGTCGGATGCGCCGTGGCGACTTACCTCTATCTCGCCGCTCTTGGGTTTTGTGAGATGGTATAAGCAATATAGCAATCCGATTCCTCTCCCATCCGGCAGGAGGCGGGCGTTCGTGGGTTCAGAACCTATGCGTTACACCTTCCTTGCGGCTCGGCTCGGCGTGATCCGTAACCGGACTTCCGCCGAATTAACCCGCAGTTGCAGACGGGATTACTCCCGAAAGCGGCAGTATCCTACCGACGGCAGTAAAATCGTTTTTGCCAAACTTAGCAAACGGATCGTTTGCATTCGAACGTTCCTCAAGGTTGATCTTTCCGGTCGTAATATTCCCATTAATATTCCTTCTCATAAGATCACCTCCTTCACAATCATGATCGAAGAACGATTTTACTGCTTCACTCATGTGTTATCGTGCGGCTTTTTATCCGCACATCTATACGTCACCGTATAGTTCAGCATATGTCTTCATCCTGCCGGATGGGAGAATAATCGGACAAACCCCATTATACCACTTAGCAAGGAGCAAATCAATGGAAAACAGTAAAAAAGCCAAGAAAGCCAAGGAAATCGCTGAAACCGTCTACCCGTCGATGGAGGGCGAGCCGAACGAACGGTTAGCCGCCTACGTCAACGGATTCATGGATGGAGCGCGGTCAATGGCAGACAAATTCAGAAAGGAGCAGGAAAATGGAAACGAACGTGACGTTCACAAGGACACTGACGCTGACGCCTGAGGAAGAGATGCTTCTTCTGTCGGCGGTAGCGGAAAACCGCGAACACTACGCCGTCCTCACGAGACGCTACGAAGCATACGGCAAGGACACAAAAGACGTTCGCAAAGCACAGCTGGCGTATGACAGTCTGTATTCTAAGATCGTGAAATCAACAAAGGTAGGTGTAATGGCATGACGCTGACAATCAAGCGAAATCACGACGGCGATCCGGTGTGTGCAGACTGTGGACACTACTTCGGGATTGACGCAAAGGCAATGGAGGTAGACGGCGAACTCGTCTGCTGGGACTGCCTGAAGAAGTGGGCGGAAGATGATTTCTCATCATTCATGGATTATATCGCCGCCGACGAGCATGAGATCCTCCACGAACACGACATTGAGAAGCTGGCAGAAGAAGACGAGCAGGAGAAACGGGAAGCCGTTGAATCCTGGATGCGAGAAGTCATGAGAATGCGGGAGGACATGTGATGAACTATACCGACTTCATCAACCGACAGATCGACCGCCGGACAACAGTCCTGACCACCATCGGTTCCCTGTCATGCCTGGGAGCGATTTACACAGCCTGTGCGGTACGTTATCCGGTGAGCGATTCTCCCATTGCCTGGATCGTTTCGTCCGTCCTGTGGGCAATCACAGCGGTCTGCGGCATATCCTGCATCCGTCTGCACAGCCGGAGAGCCAAAAAGAATAGCCGGGACAAAAAATGTCTCGGCTACATCCGGCTCGATCCGGACGGGGGATTCTACTATGACGATTGATAACAAAAAGAAAACCGACCGCAACGGGGATTGCGAATCGGTTCATGCAGCCGGGCGTGGCTGTCTCCATGTGACATCATTATACACCCCCGATAAGGATTTGTCAAGCATTTTGTCCGCGCCATTGACAGGCGTGGCACTGGACGGTTCGCTAACACTGATGGGAGTAAGCATAGACCACCTGCCACTTCTCGCGAGAATAGCAATTGCGAAACTGTGGACATACGAAAATCAAGTGTAAGGAGATAAAAATATGTGTAAATTCAGAGACTTACGAGCCGATGAGATAGAGTGCCGCATCGGACAGATCGGCAAAGAAGATAAGGGTCTCTCTCTGCTACTGTACAAGGACGCGCGGTGCGACATGGCAATCCTCGATGAAACCGTAGGAACGCTCAACTGGCAGAGAGAGCACTACGAAGTCAAGGGCAACATGTATTGCAAGGTGAGCATCTGGGACACGGAGAAAAACACATGGGTGTGGAAGTCCGACTGCGGAACGGAATCCAACACGGAAGCGCAGAAGGGTGAAGCAAGCGACAGCTTCAAGCGTGCCTGCGTGAATTGGGGGATCGGACGAGAACTATACACGTCGCCATACATCTGGATCCCAGCGAACCTGTGCGAGATCAAGAACCACAAATGTTACGACAAGTTTGAAGTATGCGACATGATTGTCAAGAATAAGGTCATCACAGGACTGTCGATTGCCAACACAGCCCTCGGCAACAGAATTGTCTATACATACGGAGAGTGTAAAACAGCACAAACCGCGCGTAGGCCGCAAAAAAACGTCCCACAAGAGCCGAAACAGCAACCGCAGGCCAACACACCGCCGCATACGCAAAACGCGCCACAGCAGCCGCAGGAAGCACCACAGAGACTTCCAACGGCAAGAGAGTATCTTCTTCAGCTTCTCAGACAGCGGAACATCGATGTTCAACAGTACATGGCGGCGAACAACCTCAGCAAGGAAACGCCTGACGCAGGAGTGATCCGCATGATCGGCGAACTCGAACAGCTTCCCCCGGCACCCAATCACGTGGCATAAGCAGAAAGGAGAGCGTGAATCATGACGAATAAGAGATTAGTCAAACTGTTGATGGGACACTGCGGAATGTCAAGAGACGCGGCGAGACTGTTACACAGAGAAGCCATGGGATTCCGCACGACAAACCGGGAGATATACTATTCTACGGCGTTGTTTCTGTCGGTATACGTGGAACTCCATTCGAACAGGAAATACACAGTAGTGCATGCCCGGAAGATTCCCGGAGACATCATGTTCCGGTTCAAATATTCCGACTAATTGCAGAGTGGCTGACCGTTGAAAGACGGGCAGTGAATGCGGTATCTGCACGGATAGCGGTCACAACCCCGCAAAACAAACGAAGGAGAATACACCATGGAAGAAACAAAAACCATGCTCGAAGAAGAGCAGGAGCAGGAACAGCGCGACACGTTCGCCATCACGGACGATAAAAGCGCAGAATGGGCCATCAAGAAGATCAAGGAAGCGGAGCGCGAACAGAACCGTCTGCTTGCGCTCATCGACGAAGAACGTGCCGACCTGGACATCCGTGAGAAGCAGATCGCGGACCAGTACGACAGCCGCACAAACCACCTCAAGGAACTGCTGAAAAGCTACGTCCGGCGCGTATACGAAAACGGGGACGCAAGCGAGACAAAGACTCAGATCGCATACCCGCTTCTATCCGGCAAACTCGTCCTGAAGAAGCCGACAACCAAGCTTCAGCAGGATGATAAGACCCTGACAGAATGGTGCCGCACGCACCTCCCTGAACGCGTCAAAACCACCTACAAGGCGGACTGGGCGGAGATCAAGAAGAACGTCAAGGTGGTTGACGGAATCGCCGTCTATGAGCCGACCGGGGAAGTAATGAGTGGTGTGACCGAACAGCCCGTCGCACCGGAACTGAAAATCGTATGGTAGACACGACAGCCAGACTGCGTGACATGACGCAGGACTACAAAACAAAGCGGTTCGTGCTGACGATGGAGATCGACAATCCGCAGACGGCGATGAACGTGTGGGAGGAACTGCACGGGGACGAAAAAATCTCCGTGCGATTCTCCAAGCACCGCAAGAAACGCTCATTGGACAGCAACGCATACGCCTGGGTCCTTATGGATCGGCTTTCGGAAAAACTCGGAATTCCCAAAGAGCAGATATACCGACAGTATATCAAGGACATAGGCGGCGTATCCGAAACCATATGTATCAAAACCGACGGCGTAAACAAGCTGCGCGAAGCATGGCACAAGAACGGTCTGGGATGGTTGACAGAGACATTCCCGACGTACATAGAGGGATTCACCAACGTGGTTCTCTATTACGGTTCCTCAACCTACGATACACGCCAGATGTCACGCCTCATAGACATGATCGTTCACGACTGCAAGGAGCAGGGTATCGAGACAGCCAATCCGGAAGAACTCAGAGCCTTGCTCGAATCGTGGGATCAAAAAGCGAAAGGAGGGTAATATGGCAAGCATCAGCGACAAATGGAAACATGAGCTCAATTCGCTGTCACAGAAGGACTATATTGCCCTCACCAAAGCGATCCTGTTCGACCTTCCGGAACCTAAAATAGCCGCAGTAAACCAGTACATAGCCGACAGAATATTTTCCAGTTTAAGGGAAAGAGACAGGGCAAAAACTGGAATGCAGAGGTCAAGAAAAAACCGTAACAATTCCGTAACGTTACAAGAATGTTACAGTAACAACGGCGTAACGTTACAGGAATGTTACGGTAACAATTCCGTAACGTTACAGCAAGAAGAGAAAAAAGAGGTGTCCCCCCTTTCTTCCCCCCTCCCTTCTCCCCCACACCCCCTTATCTCTCCCCCCTATAATCCCCCCTCACCAGAAAAAAGAGAAGAATCTGTGTCGGACGCGGGCGCGCGCGCGATTGGGGGGGCAGACGAGCAGACCGTATCGCTCGAAAGCCGATTTGACGCGCTCTGGAAGCTGTACCCGAAGAAAGCCGGGAGGATAAACGCCTTGAACGACTACAAGAGAGCGGTCAAGGATGGTGTGACGGACGAAGAGATAGCCGACGGCATAGCGCGGTATGTGGAGTATATCAACGCGCGAAACACCGATCCGCAGTATATCCTGCAAGGGAGTACGTTCTTCCACCAACGCAGATGGACGGACGAGTACGTGGTTCCAGTGCGTCAGCAGACCACAGAGCAAAGCGGAGACGTGTTCCTCGACTACCTCAACGAACAGCTTGCAGAGGAACAGCGGAAGGAGTGTTGGCAGTGACAAGAGCAGAGGTGATAGCAAGCCTTAAGATTCTCAAGGTCGCATATCCGGCGTTCTATTCGCGCATGAGCAGGAGCAGCGCGGAGGACACAATCGCCGTTTGGTGTGAGATGTTCCGCGACGAAGACGTAAACGTCATGAAACTCGTACTGTACAAGGTCATTGAGGAACACACCAACTTCCCGCCAACGATAGCGGATATTAAGGCGAAAATCAAAGAAATGCGTCTAGCGGCAACAGGAAGCAAGACGGACGAAGAATTGTGGCAGGCATTGAAAGTCGCTGTTTCTGATGGCTATTATGGCTACAAGGAGCAATACGCGAAACTGCCGGAAGAAGTGCAGCGGTATCTCGGTGAACCGGTCACACTGCGTGAATTGTCGCAGATGGACACCAACACGTTTAACACCGTGACCCACGGACAATTCCTGAAGCAGATCGGCATAATCCGCGAACGGGTGAGGTTCGACCTGGAAACACCGGACGATATCAAGAATCTTCTCGCAAGCACGGCAAAAAAACTGCCGCAACAGGCGCAACTCACAGAGAACGGATTCAACGCAAGCCGGAATGCGGTCCTAGACCAATTGGAATCTCAAAAAGAAAGGGGTTAGCCAAAGCATCATGTCGAGTAAACGAGTGTATAAGCGCATGATCCCTCCGCGAAAACTCCACGGCGGCATATACGACGTTCCGGGATACCCGTGCAAGAACTGCTGTCACATGGAGAAGTGCCGCGATATATCCTGTGACGAATTTCAGCGGTTTTGGCGAGGTTTCATGCGGCGTATACGGACAAACCTGGGCGTAGCACAGCCGGAACCGTCCGATAAGGACAAGCTGGCGGCAGTGATGCAGGAAGAAACAGAAACATGATTTATCCGCAGCGACACAAGGGTTCTCAGCCGCGAGTAAGTCACTCCGGCATAATTCAGTCCAAGAAGAGATACTCCGGGAATATGCACGAGCCAAAGCACACAACCAAGCAAACGGAAGCGGACATATGTCTGAACTGTACGCGCGAAAAATGCTGTGGGACACGCAAGTGTTTCGAGCGCATGAAAGGAGAAGCCAATGCCGGAAAATAAAACGAGACTGCAAGCCTTGTTGGAAGCCCTGCCAAACATCAAACTTGACGATGATGGCTACCCGTGGTTTTGCGTCGAAGTGTACGACAAGGCACAGGACACGCAGAACCATTATGACTGTTCGCAAGGCTGCGAAGAATGCAAAAAAAGATTCTGGGAGGAGATCGTAAATGAGTGATTTTGAACTTTTGAAATACTATCAGCAGCTTCTTGTCGAAATTCTTGAAGAACGCAAAAAAGATAAATGGAGCGGCGCAACCAAAACAAGATTTCAACGTGCGAGGATAGAAACGCAGAAACTCATGCTGAAAATCGAAAGAAAGATGAATTTCGGCGAAGAGGAATGGCAGTAAAATAGACAAAGCAACAAACGCCAATCAAACGAAAAGGAGCAATAATCATGGAAGTAGTGGAATTCATAAAACAGAAAGAAAGAATGTGCGATTACCACTGTGGCAAGGCATGCACGCACGATGACTCAGGCGAAATTTGTCCCGCGTACTACATAAATTGCGACACTATGACAGACCAGCCGGAACAGCTTGTTGCCATCGTCGAGCAGTGGGCAAAAGAACATCCGGAGGAAACGGCGGCTGCAACGAATCCTAAGAACAACGAGCCGTGTGTAAAAACGATCCGGGATGACCTTGAAGGTGCGATTTATCGTTCAATTGCCTCCAATAAAACCCGGATCGAGAATCTCGAGTACGACGTTTCTGTGATCCGGAATAATTTAACTGTACTGGGCGATCAAATCTACGCGCTGCGTGAAAAGGTTTATCACACGACGATTGAGCCAAGCCAAACGCCCGAGCCGAAACGGACAAACAAGGATGTGCTGCTGGCGGCGTTTCCACGAATGGTAATGGATGGTGATGTTCCGGCGTCATGCCCGCGAATAATGGACAGAGATATTCACATTCAGCATTGTGCTGAGCGTAGTTGTGATGAGTGCAGGCACGAATACTGGCTTGCGGAAGCAGATGAAAACTAAAAAACACAAGGTTGGCCCCAGCCTTTATGGGGAGAAAGAGGATCATTATGGCACAGAAGTATATCGTCAGAGCAGACCGCGCCGGAGTGTTCTTCGGAGAAATCGAGAACAGAACCGGAAGCGAAGTGACAATGCGGAACGTTCGCCGCATCTGGCGTTGGGAAGGAGCGAACAGTATTTCGCAGCTTGCAGTTGATGGTACCAAGGCGGGGAAAATTTGCAAGTTTTCGGTCGAGGTGGAATCAATGACAATATTGGGAGTGGTTGAGATTATCCCCTGCACTGCCAAAGCCACTAAATCTATATCGGAGGTTCCGGAATGGAGATTCTGAACATTCAGCAGTGGATAGAGAACGGTTCAGGTGACGGCTCCGGTTACGGTTTCGGTTCCGGTGCCGGAGGCGGTGATGGTTCCGGTGCCGGTTACGGTGCCGGCTTCGGTGGCAGTGCCGGTGATTATGACGGTTCCGGTTACGGTTGCGGTGACGGCGACGGTTCCGGTGGCGGTTTCGGTTACGGTGACGGCGCCGGAACTGCCACCGGATTCGGTTACAGTGACGGTTCCGGCTACGGTGACTACGACGGTTCAGGTGACGGTGCAGACATAAAATTCTTTTGCGGCAGTCCTGTCTATTCCATAGACATGATCCCGACTATAATCACGGCTGTATTTGGATCTTATGCCAAAGGTTACATTCTAGAACCATGTCTAACACTCACGCCATGCTACATTGCCAAGAAAGGATCACATTTTGCGCACGGGAAATCGCTAAATGAAGCCGTGGCCGCAGTAGCAGAAAAAGCATACAAGGATATGCCAGAAGAAGAACGTATTGCGCAATTCTGGAAATTCCATGAAAACGGCGTGAAATATCCCGCAAGAGATCTATACGACTGGCATCACAGGCTAACGGGAAGTTGCGAAATGGGCCGACATACGTTCGCGGCAGAACACGGAATCGATCTCAATTCAGATATGTTTACCGTCGCAGAGTTTGTCGAATTGTGCGGGAAAAGCTATGGCGGAGAAATTATCCGAAAACTCGCGGAGGGTGAGGAATGACAGCAGCAGAGGCATTAAACAAACTCGTAAATCACCTCCTCGGAGAGGATTGGTATTCGATCTACACGAACCACGAGGATATATACACAGACATTGTGGAAACGATATGCAGCCGTTACAGGGGGAAAAAAGAAGATCGGGTGACACAATGGCGCAGACGGCACAAACGCTGTGCATTCTGCCGTCACATAGAGTACTTGGATAATCCATGTGGTATATCTGCATACAAATGCCGCGCGAAGGAAAAACTCGTGTACGAATGGTTGCCGAGACCTTTCTGTGGATTGTATGAACTGGAAATTCAAAAAAAGGAGCAATAACATTGAAGTGACACACAATTGAACTGGATAAGCCGGAAACACTGCCACCGCTTGATGATAGAGTGCTTGCACTTGACAGACGCGGGCACATTCAAGATCGCGTGTTGATATGTGTCACCGGAACAAGTAGATGGACGGGGTATTACTTTTCTCCCAATGGCGCGGAACCGTACAAAGACATTACGCATTGGGCGGAAATGCCAGAATTGCCGGAGAAAGCAAAATGATGAAAGATAAAAATCGCTATATGTTTTGCAGTGACTGCGGATATGCGTTTAAGGAAGATGAGATTTTCAAAAAAGCATATACAAATACTGCGATTTGCTTGTGCCGAGAATGTGCGTTAAAACTGGCACAGGAAATCACGGATCAATATGTAGATATACACGCTCATTGCGAATGGAGAAACCACTTGATGGAGGCGGATGACGATGCGCTGTGACTGCTGCCCGCTGTCCAATCCAGAAGATACCTGCCCGGAAGCAGAGGGCGAATACGGCATCGAACACAAAGACGGGGTGTGCGGCTGCCGGCATCCGTGGAACTGGGTTCACAAGCGCGACATGATGTACGCGGACGCGCTTGGTGAGATGGGGCTTGACATGGGCATTGAGATGGACTTTGCCCCAGAGGAATTGGAGCGAGTGACTGAGATTTGCAAGCACATGGTCGGCCTGGACTATAAACGCCCGTATCATCGCCACGGAAAGGCTTTTTATCGGGCGTACCGGAACTACTACGGAGACGTGCCGGAGGGAAACAGACTCCTTGATAAATTGCCAGAGTGCATATTCACCGTACACCGTGATGAGCGTGGCGTAACATATCATCTCACACCAACCGGGCTTGCGTGGCTCGGTAGACGGATTGGAGTGGTGATATGGCGGTAACAAGAGAAAGATTTAGAGAGGAGCAATAAAATGAGATTTGCACGAAAGGGAAGCGCGAGATGAAAAGCCGCAAAGGTGAGTATTATATCGCTTGCTACAATCACGGCGAGATGTATCTGCGAAAGAAAACGGGGTACATCCTCGACGATGGGGAGAACCAATACGGAATGTGCCGCGGGGAAGATGGGTTATACAGGATTACCGATCTGGAAACAGGGACCCTTTTGGACATACCGGGTCCGAGAAGCTACAGTGTCGCGCAGACATATATTCAGCTCCAGCGGACCGTGAAAAAATACGGGAAATGGTTAGACGCGCAGAAGGGAAAACGGGAATTTAGAGAAGCGGCACGGAAAATCCAGGAGGCGTATGAAGCAGACGAACGCTGGAACGCGATGAGCGAAGAGGAAAGGTGACACGGATATGCCGGATGAAAAATATGTTGGCGTTACCGCGACGGCACTTGTACTCAAGGTATACGCGGAGTATTTACGATTGCGGCGCAAGCAATGGGCGCGACGGATCACGAAGAAACGGGCGATCAAACTCATGATGTCGTATGGGTATTCCCGCGACGAAGCGCGGCGGATGCAGGGGTTGGCGCGGTGTTTGGGCAAAACCAACGCCAGCGTCACCGAGGCCGCTATGTGGATGCGGAAAGCGGATGCAGGGATTGCCGAGATGGCAGAAAAAACGCAGACACATCAGCGAAAATAAAATGGGTGAGAACACCATAAAGGGAAAAAAGGAGCAATAAAATGGCAGAAGTAACATGGATCAAGGGAACAATCGACCCGCCGCAGAGCGGGGAATACTACGTCACACTGAAAGCGAAGCAGGACATAGTCGATCCGGAGACAGGCAAGGTATACTACAAAACAGGCGATGTAATAATCGATGCCGATTTCTACTACGTCGAAGATCGATTCTGGGAGCAACTCGGCAAGGGCAATCCGTTCTGGGAGGTGGTGTGTTGGGCGCACATTCTCCATCCGTATATTCCGGATGGTGTCCGCGAAAGACTTGTTGAGTATTTCGGGGAAAAAGTGCAGTGGCAAAACGGAGACCCGTGCCCAAATTTTCTTACATATGGAGGAGGGAAAGAATAATGCCGATGCGTGATTACGAAGATCTGAAAAACTTAAAAATCCCCGCGGAACAGGAGAGGATCATGGGCATTATCTGCGACGCGTGGGAGGAATGCAGAGAAACCGATTGCCAAAGTGAATGCAAAGACAATCAGGTTTTGCCATGCGAGCGCACCCTGTTCGCATGCACCGCGCTGAAATATTCCAGGAAAATCCACGAAGCGGGGTACGCCCCCGCCAAGTGGATCGACGTAAACGACCGACTTCCGGAAACGGAGGATGATGTGCTTGTAGTTCTCGCACATACGTATGAAGATGATTACCGCGAATACAGCATAGCGAGATACATTCCGTTCGATGATGGATCGCATTGGGCAGACAGCAAGCACGGGTATCTCGAATGGGATAGATACCCTGGAGGGTACGGAGGGAGTGCCTATTACAAGGTAGTCGCGTGGATGCCGATTCCTGCATACACAAGGGATATGAAAGGAAGTGAGAGCAATGGCTGAATGGATTAACGTACACGACCGCCTACCGGAAGAATCCACGTACACGCCCGTGAACATCGTGTGGATGAACACAAGCCCCGAACCGTATTACAAAAGCATAAGGAATAAGCCATATGTTGGGACGGCATATTACCACCGCGGGACATGGTGGTGGTTCTCCAATGAATGCGGAAACTCTTTGAGAGAATACGGCGAAAGTGCATTTGAGTGCATGGCGGGTGGCATTGTAGTAACCCACTGGATGCCGATTCCCGCACCGCCGGAGGTGGAAAGTTGTGAAATGGATCAATTAAACTCAAAAGAGGAGAACAAACAATGAACATTATGCTTGACAAAGGCGCGTATATGCCCACCAGAGCGCACAAGACAGACGCAGGACTGGACCTGTACGCTAAGTATGACACGCACGTTATCATCCCCGTAGGCGGCTCTGCAGCCTTCGACACTGGCGTACACGTCGAGATTCCCGCGGGATGGACAGGACTTGTCAAATCCAAAAGCGGACTGAACGTGAATCACGGCATTCTGTCGGATGGGGTCGTGGACTGCGGTTATTCCGGCAGCATCGTCGTGAAGCTGTACAATCACGGAGAACACGCCGTCACCATTATAGGCGGCATGAAAATCTCTCAGCTTGTGGTGGTTCCGTGTATGATCGACGAGCCTGTTTTGGTGGATTCCATGCCCGATTCGGAGCGCGGAAACAACGGCTTCGGCTCAACAGGCGTGTGATATGGACCGTAAGAAATACCTTGATATGTGTAAGGAATGTTCAATGCTCCCGAAAGGGGCATTGGGCATCCACACGCAGATACCGGAACACCTGAAGCTGTATGTCAACGGAAAACCGTTCTATCCGGTGGCGTACAAGCTGTATTGGGTAGACGGTCAGATTCAGCACAGAGCAGAACTCCACGACATAGGCGTAAACTGCATTCTATCCGTAAATCTACTGCAATTGGAGGACAACAACAAATGACAAGAGCGGAAATCTTAGACACGGCCAAGAAAATCGTCACCACAGACCGGAATGCACAGTACGGTGAACCGGAGGACAATTTCGGCGTGATCGCGCAGTTCTGGAACAACTATCTCACAACCACACAGGGCGTATGCCTGTTTCTCTCCGAAACGGATGTGGCGATCCTTATGGCTCTGTTCAAGATCGGCAGAATCGCGACAGCGCGCGACATGAACGAGGATTCCTACATCGACGCGGCGGGGTATATCGCGTGCGCGGCTGAATGCGCCGTCAGAGAGGAAGAACGCCTTGCCCAAAGTGAAAAGGTGGTGGGAGCTATTCGCGCGAAATACGGTATCGACAATGGCACACTGTGAATTCATCATTCCGTATCCTTCCACCAAAGAGGGAAAATCCGCATGGAACAAACGGTTCGGCCTGAACGCCTATTACGCCGGGAAACACTGGACGAAACGGCAAAAGGACGCGGAGTATTGGCACAAACTCGTCTGGGCAGAGATGGAACGACAGAAGGTCCGCAAATTCCCGTTCCAAAACCCGGTTCACATTTACATGTGGTTCAACGACCGTCTTGACGCCAGCAACCACGCAGCCATTTTGAAACTTGTGGAAGACAGTTGCAAAGGCAGAATAATAAAAGACGATAACAGAAAATACGTACACGGAGTACACATCATGTTCCACGATGAGGACTGTATCAGAATCCGTGTGCAAGAGGAGGAATGACATATGCCGCACGAGATAAAAGCGTTCCAATGCGATTATTGCCACAGAGCGTTCGCACGTATGGTGGACGCTGTAAACCACGAAACCGCTTGTCGCTTCAATCCGGCAGGAAGATACTGCTGCACGTGTAAGCACCAAACGAAAAAAAAGCTATGAAATAACCCAGATAGCTAAGTCGCCTTTCGCGCGAGAAGAAACTTTCACTTATACTCGTTCTTACTGCTCGCACTTTGAAATGGATATTCATGACAAGCCATATTACGAGAATTGCGACGAGGACGCACTAGGAGCACCGATTCCGGGAACATGTACGTGGTGGGAGCCAAAGGAGAAATAAAATGAAAAAAGTATTTATCAGCCAGCCAATGAGCGGCCATTCAGCATCCGAAATCCTATTCGAAAGAGAAAGAGCTCTGAAAATGGCAGAGAAAATTCTGCATGAAAACCTGATGCTTATCGACACATATTTCCCGGATGAATACGAAAAAGGAATCAACGTGCAGGACAAGGTTATCAGGGCGATCATAGACGCTGATGTTGTGGTGTTCGCGCGTCTCGCTGCATTCGCAAGTGGATGTCAGTTTGAACAAAGCATCGCAGAAAGGCTTGAAAAACCGATAATCCAACTTGGAAATGGAGTAGCGATTTTGACCAACGTGTACACAGAGGAGGAATAAAATGTCACTCAATCTCAACAAAGTGATTCTCGCAGGAAGATTAACAAAGGATTCGGAACTGCGGACTACACAATCAGGCACTCCCGTCACGCAATTCGACATTGCAGTCAACAGACGCGGTGCAAAGGACGGCCAGCAGCCGCAGACGGATTTCATTACAGTAGTCGCATGGCGGCAGACAGCGGAGTTTATCACGCGGTACTTCAAAAAAGGAAATGCAATCTGCGTAGTGGGATCGATACAGACCCGTTCCTACACGGACAAGAACAATCAGAAGCGCACAGCCACGGAAGTTGTCGCTGATGAAGCCTATTTCGTGGAATCGAAAACAGAAGCAAATCCGCAGTACGCGCCGACCGCCGACAACGCTCCACAGACCGCGCAGAATCCCGCACAGCAGTATTACATGCAGCAAGCCTACACGAATGCTCCCGCACAGCAAATGTCGCTACAGGGAAATACAGTGCCACAGGCGGCACACGAGACAAGCGACGCGTTCAGCTCAGAGGAAGAATTGCCATTCTGAAAGGAGAAAGGAAATGGAAGTAAAGGCAAGCGTTAAATTCTGCAACGATTTGGGAGATGCTAAAGCGTATGAAATCCCCGAACGAGACACGACAAAACGCAGATTTGAAAAGCTGATGGAAGAATACAAAGAATCCGTGGAAGTCGCAGAAAAAGCGCGTCAGAAATATCAACACCTTGTTGATGCCGCATACAACGCGAAATACGAAGAAGTCACACGTGATATTGAGGAAATCGGCGAGTACATGAAAATGTACGTGGAATCAGCGGATTCGACATACGAACGCATCATGAATGTAATAGTACATTTTTGCGGGTTTAACTACATCGAAATGCAGTATTCAAAAAGTGGAGGAGTGCAGGTTCTGTTTAACGGAACGGACAGCATCCTTTCCATGAGTAAAACAGACCCAACAGTGAAGCTTTTGGTTGCGAGATGGCATACAGATGAAATAAAAAAGTTGTTGCTGAATGCCACCGAAATGAATATTCGCACTGAAATAAATAAGAACAACGCTGCTCCCAAGCAACTAAGCGAAGAACTGGAATTTAATCTGAACTCGTAACCGAACTATATCCCGCTACAGAATAGGAGGAACGCTTGACGGTAGCTGAATTGAGGAGATTTCGCGCATACCGAAACATGATTCTCGCGCACGGCATGACGGAGCTGTATCGCGAACCGGAGTACAACGAACTGAAAGATAAGGTTTTGGAGTATCTGGATTCGTTCCCGAACGATACGATCCGCGCCATTGCGTATTTCTATTACGTGAACGCGTCGAGCATTCATTTCGTCTCGCACATCACGCACTACAGCATCCGGCAAATCCTACGCATCAGGGACAACATCGAGCAGAGATTAGAGGGGTAAAACACCCCTCTTTTCTGTTTGTGTAATTTCACGGTAATCACCCAAAAAAAGATGTCACTTTCTGACGTTCATTATATGGTATGATATGGTATAACAAATATTATGCCACATAGGAGGACATTATGGCAAAGTCGAAAAGATACAATCCGTATGAGGATGCAAAGAACATCCTGAAGTATAAGGGGAATTACCACACGGCAAAGCAGATGGGGGCAAACTACGACCAGTACAAGGAAGCCGCAAAACCGTACTATCAGAATCTCCGGTTCAACGGTTACGGAGAACTGGCGGATCAGTTTGACGCAAGCGATTTCATCAAGGCGCAGGAATTGTTCAAGGGGTTAAAGCCCGACACCACCGTGGATGATTATTTCGCGGACTTGTACAGTAAAACCGCAGAAGCGCAGTCCACACCGAAAATCTCTCAGGCGGCGGAAGATATGTGGAACGCGTGGAACAATACAAACACCACGCTGAACGGAAACGAAATCAAGTACGATAGAAACGGCAATGTGGTATCCGGTCTGAATGTGGATCACTACAACACCGGAAGAAACCAGCTCGGATACCTCAACAATTTCGACGTGACCGCACAGCCGTATTATCAGGGGATCATGAATTCCTTCCAGTTACAGGGCAACAACGCCGCACGCGGAGAACAGGCTACAGGAGCGGCAAACAACGCCGGGAACATTGATTCCTACGCACAAGCAAACGCCAACCGTCAGCAGCTTGCATTTACGTCCAAGGGTCTGGAAGCGGCTCTCGCGGCGGCAAACCAGAATCAGCAGAACTGGCAGACGCTGTACGACAGCATGACCGGACACCTGGACAACATGGGGAACCAGAATGCGAATGTGCTGAACGCATACCAGAATATCTACTCTACCGATTCTCTGGAACGGCAGAACACGCTCAACACCGCCGCGGAACTTGCAAAGCAGGAGATGCAGAGCAAAATTGACAAGTATCTCGCGGATGTGGGGTACGATCAGGCTGTATACACGGCAGACAAGAATCTGGAAGGAAGCAAATACAAGGCAGACGCGAACACCCTTGCCGCCCAGATCGCCGCAGACGCAGACAGATATACCGCACAGCAGAACCACGCCGGAAAGGTGTATGCGTCGGACACGGACAAGGCAATCGCGGAAATCAACGCAAAGAAAAAAACGACTTCCGAAGAGGATGAAGACGTTCCGCTTTCCGAAGCATTTAACATGATCTTGCAGGAGATCGGGAGCGGCGGCAATCCTGCATTCCGTTCTTGGGAGAATGTGCGAACGTATCTGGTCGACGACAACGGATACGATGCTGCCGAAGTGGACAAGATGATAGATAATTATACAGGCAGCCAATACTATAGAGGAGACCCGTTCTCCAATTACAATTGGCAGACGGGAGTAAATTCTCTCTTACAGAAAGCGCGGGCAGGAGACGCCAAATCCGCTGCTCTTCTTAGAGAACTCGCACCGGACACTGCCGCAAAATATGGATTCTAATCTCGGGAGGTATATATGCCACTCAAAAGAAGCGAATATAACGCTATCCTCAGCAAAAATAAAAAGCGTCAGGAATTCAAAGAGAAACTGCGCAAGTACACAGAAAGCTATACCAATCCAAAGAAAATCACAGATACAAACGAAACAGCGCGTTTCGTAGAACAGACAAAACCCGTTCAAACAGGCGGTTCCCCTGCCCTCACCGTAGAATCCAACCCGGCATATATAAACAATATGTCGGGTGCTTCTGCACGTCAGACGCTTGCACAGAACGCTCCATACGGGAAAGTCTTTGACAAAGACGCGTTCATGCGCCAGCAAGCAATTTCCGTCGTCACGCCCACAACCATAAGATCATCCGACAATTTCACCGCAAACGCATTGCAGAGAGCTGCCAACAGTGCGGCAAACAATATGGCAATTGCATATACAGGAGATCCCTCAAAAAAGAACACTCCGCTTGCGTCTGCCGTTGATGCTTCTGCAACGTTCAAGAATGTATCCGATGAATTCACCAAGGAATACAACGAGCTTCTTGATTTGAATTTGCAGTATAAGCAGGCAAAAGCAAAAATAAGCGGAGATAAAAAAGGAACCATCTCCAAAGATGCAGAGGAACACGCTGCAAAAGCAAATGAAATAGCTGCATTGATAGACGCAAAAAGGGAAAAAGTCGATGCACTGTCCAATCAGCTGGACACAATGGCGGCTATGAATCCGGCTGTCTATTCTTCCAAGAGAACGTATCCCGACGGAAGAACGATGTATATTCCGTCCAAAGAAAAGGTAAACTCCGCCTTTTTCGGAAACGTTGCCTATCTCGGAGATAGAGCCAGCCAAGGTGTGCAGAGTTCAACAGATGACATAAGAGACTTTCTGTCGAACATGACCTATGGTCTGCCGCAACAATTCTCGTCTCTCGTGCAGGGCAAAGAAGCGATGGACAATGCACGGAACGCATGGCAGGAACACAAAGATAAAATCGCACTTGAGAATGTAGAAAAGCAGGAAAACCGCGCACAGGACACCTACGAAAGATATTCTCCAACCATCACCGAAAACGGTGCAATGCAACTTCTAGGAGACCTATCGGAAAATATCGGTTACAATGCGCCATATCAGCTTCTCGCAATGATTCCAGGTGTTGGAACGGGTCTTTCTACTACAGCGCGTTTCGGCGGGTCCTACATCGACGCATACGGAAACGCAAGAAAAGCAGGCGCATCTGTAGAACAGGCAAATCTCGCTGGCACGTTAGAGGGATTCAACCAGGGCGTTGGAGAATTGGTTCTCGGCGGCATCAATGGTGCGGGTTCTTCTCGCATCCTGCAAGGTCTGTCCAAAGCTGGTCTAAAGGTATCAAATCCGCTCGTGAAAGCAGGATTAAACGCGGCAGGCGCAGCACTGGAAGAAGGTCTGGAAGAAGTAGAACAGGACATTATCAGCTACTTTATTGAGAAAACCTATAATCCGGACGCAAAGTTGAACGCGAAAGATCTTGCGTATTCCGGTCTTTTGGGTGCGCTCTCTGCCGCTCCGAATGCAGCCATCTCCATACCGTCGCACGCAAGAGCATACAGCAGCGATGTAAAACTCATGAATTCGTACATAACCGCGGTTTCCTCTGTATCAAGCGACACAGAAGTGAACGCGATTATCGAAGCCGGTGACAATATCATCGAGGCGTGCGACGAAATAGCATCCGCAGCCAAAGAACAAGGTGGAGAAGAAGGCAAAGAAGCACAAAACCGTGCAGAAACGATTGCCAAGACAATCAAGAATACACAGGAAACGCTCAACAAAAACAAAGACGCGGTTATCAAAGGAAATCAGGACAAGAAATCCGCGCTTGACAACGTTGTCAACAACTCCAAAGAGGATGTTGTCAATAACCTTGCTAACCTCGTGGATGAAGTTTCCAAGGGCAACAACTCTGGCAAGAACGACTACAAGGCTACAGTAGACTACATTTTAAGCCAGTGTGATGACGCGCAGGCAAAGTATCAGCAGGCGGTTGACATGGGTGACGAAGAATCCATAAAACAATACGCAACAGATTATGCCGCATACGCAGAAGCCGCAAGGCAGCTCCGCAACAACCAGAAAGAGGTGCAAAAGGCGCGTTCCTCCGCAGAAACCTACGGAGACGTTACCGCGGAGGAAACAAAAACAGCCACGGCAGAAGCGCAAACAACTGCGGAAACGACCGAAAACGCGCCGAAAACGACCGAAAAGCAAGAATCTTTCACGGAAAAGAGCGATTCCATCCGCGAAACAACCATGAAAGATATGGGTTTTCTCGGCGTAAACAAGGACATCGATACCGCCGCCGACGAACTGGTCAGCAAGTACGGAAGCTACAAGAACGCGGTAGACGCTGTAATCAAGGCGCAGGACAGCGTGAGAAGGGATACAACCATTTCCGATGAAGAAAAGCAGTCTAGAATCAATCGCTTGCAGGACATCGACCGCTCGATCCGCAACCGAAACACCGCAAGAATGAAGTCTTATACAGACGCGCTGTCGGAAAGATTGAAGCAGTACGGCGTTTCCGGTGTGAAGATCATGGACGTTGAAAACGACAACGTGCGCAACTCCACCAAAGTGAACGGATACTACGACCCCAAAACAAAGACGGTGTATGTTTCCCCGTATCTGGATGACGCGAGAATCGCAGGAGCCGTTGCCGTTCATGAATTCACACATTACGGCGCAAGAGCAGATCATTCTCTTGTCAACGATATTCTCAAAGCAAAAGACACGCTTGTCAAGAGCGGAACGATTCCGGAAGCCATGTTTGACTTTGCGAAGTATGAATCTGCATACGCGGATGAAGTATCTGCATATATTGCATCGGAAGATGGGAGAAACGAAATCTCCGCGCTCATACAGGACGGCATGACTGAGGAACAGGCAAAAGCACAAGCGTCCAAGGACTACGTTAATGAGGAAATCGCGGCGCATTTCATGCAGGAGATACTCTCGAAGGATGATGCACTGGATCGCCTTGCCAAGGAAAACAGACCGCTGTTGAAGCGCATTCTCGACGCCATTGTTGACTTCTTCTCCGGAAAGGACGCACAGAACCGGAGACTTGCAGAAAGAGCGGCAGACAAAATCCGCGCTGTTTTACGTGAAACCGAGGACGTTGAAGTGGATAATTCGCGCAAGAGCGGAAAATCCACGGCACGTATGCAATCCATCGCTGACGAAAACGCAAAGATAGGCAACACCGGAGATGGCAGACGATTCTCTCTCACACGTCCCATGGAAGAAGCCGGGAACCTGATTGCCGTACACAACGTGAACAAAGAAAAGGCGTTAAAGATTCTTGACGCGGATGGTATGCCCATGCCTTCCATCGCGATAGCCAAAGCGGATATTGGACATAGCGATTTTGGAAATATTTCCTTTGTGTTCGGCGCGGAAACAGTGGACCCGAAAGCAAACAGATACAACAAGGTATACTCTGCGGACGTGTGGTCACCCACCTTCCCAAGCATTGAATACGAAACGAATCAAGCTACGGAATCCAGAATCGTTAAACTCTATAATTCCATCAAGAGCAAGTACGGAAGCGATATAGCCAAAGCATTGTATCCGTATTACACCACTCTTTCCTATGAATTGGACAGCAAAGGCGGCGCAAAGGGTATTATCTCTGCCATTTCTGATGATACAGGAATGATGAACGTATTTCTTGCAGACACCGGAGAAACACCTGTCAAGAACGTAGTTAAGGAAACGTCAACGGAAATGAACGCGAACACCAGAGAGATGGCGCAGTATCTCATTGACACGCGCGGAGCAGATTTCTTGAACGATGCAAACCGAAGGGACGGGGAAACCTCCATTTCCGCAAGAAATCGATTCCTGGAATCGCACGAGCAAGAACTCCGAGACACATTGCAGAAATACTACGAAAGAAACGGCATTGACGAAGAAACAGCGAAAATCGTAGTAGAATCAACACGCAAGGGTGAGCTGATGAGCCAGCTTGTGAAACCCGCGCAGAGCATTCTGTCCGGGAACACTACCACGACAACCACCACCGTAGACTACGAAGCCACAAAAGAAAAAATCCTGGATACCGTCGATAAAAAGAAGTACAAGGAATGGCTGAACAATCTGTTTGGTGACGCTGTAAAGAACGAAGGTATCCGAAACGAGAAAGACCCGTTCACACCGTCCGGTAATAGACGTTCTTTCTCTGCGACGCACTACCCCGTTACACTTGACAACATTGTCAAGGCAATGCGCGGTTCCGAAAACGTCAAAGGTGCTACAACCATGACGGAGAACGCAAAGGCAATCCGTTCCGCAAGCGCGGAGGAATATAAGTCTATCGACGCGATCCACAAGAACGAGGGGCGTTTGCGGCAAATGTCGGAACCCGAAATCACAGCGCAGTGGGACGCGTTCGACAATCGTCTGTACGCCATCATTGACAGCCTGATGGATTCTGTACCGACCATTGATGATCGTCTCATAGAATCCCGCAGAATCGGTCAGGTAATCATTGAAGCAAGCAGGAATCCTACGGAATCCAACATTCGCTCTACGCTGGAAAAGTACAGCGGAAAAGGTGCATGGTACAAGTTTACCGACCAGACCGTATCGGATATTCAATCTCTCGTGAACGACATCCGCGAAGCACCGACCAATATCTTTGAAGCAAAGCCGGAACGTGTTGTTAGTCTCAACGAAATCAAGTACGCTGTCGTACCTGACGATTTGGACAAGGACACTGTTCAGCGCATTGCGGATAAAGGTATTGAAGTGCGTACATACGAATCGGACAATGAAGAATCCCGTCTGGAAACGCTGAACAAACTGGACGGCGTGCGGTTTTCTAAAGATGTGGATACGGAAGTTGATTCCAGATACGACTATTCCAAGTCTTTCGCAGAGCAGATTGATGATTACGTAAACGGAAAAATCCCGAAATACGACACGCTTGTGGTGGGAAAGACACCGGAAGTGTTCCAGGAAATAGGTTTAACACCATTGCCAATGACATACGGAACAGGTCACTTAAAAGAAGTGTTGAATGGCACAAAAAAAGACCACGATTTTGGCATCGAGGTCTTAAAGAAAGTGCCGGAAGCACTTGAATCGCCTGTGGCAATCCTTGCATCCAAAACAAAGCCGGATTCAAGCATTGTTGCTATTCTGGATTTGTCCAGCGGAGGCAAACCTTTATTTGCTGCTGTTGAAATAGATGGATATGGGCAAATGAACAAAGAAAGAGTTGATGCTAATGCTATAACTTCTATCCACGAAAGAAGCAATGCAGTAAACCAGATTCTGAATGCCGTCACGAATGACTCTGACACTTCCAATCTTCTGTTTTATGTAGACAAAGAAAAAACCGTTGACCTGCTCAATGCATCCGGGGTACAATTCCCCGGTGGAAAGACAGTCCCCAACGGCTTTGTCCATAGTATACACGATAATGGGTCTCCTGTCAAGGGGAAATTCCGAAATGTAACACAAACGAAACAATTCAAGCGTTGGTTCGGAGATTGGGAGATACACCCAGAGGATGCAAGCAAGGTTGTGAATGAAGATGGAACGCCAAGAATTGTGTATCACGCTACAGATAACGAGTTTTACACATTCGATAAAGCCAAACGCGGTGAAAACACATTCCGCAATGCGTCCGATTTCAGTATTGCCGCAACATCCGCAACTGGTTTTTGGTTCTCTGACCACGATGTTTCCGGTGATATGGGAAGCGAGAAATCTATGCAGTGCTATCTTGACATCAAGAATCCATACCGCATTGCCCTTTCCGAAATGTCTGAAGAAATCAAAGCCGCTGACACCAACGGGGATGTAGACTTTGACTATTCCATCGGAGATTTCGAGAGCACAAGACAGCTTTCTGAAAGCTATGTGGACAGCCTGAAAGAACAGGGATATGACGGCATCATCGTAGCAGATAGTGAATTTGGTGGCGAATCCTATGTTGCGTTCTATCCCAATCAAATCAAATCCGCCACAGACAACATCGGCACGTTCGATCCGCACAATCCGGACATTCGCTACAGCAAGGACATTGACACCGAGTACATGAACGCTGTCGAAGCCGGAGACATGGACAAAGTACGGGAAATGGTTCGACAGGCCGCGGAAGAAAAGGGATTTTCAAACGCCATTCCAGAACAGGCCTCGTCTTACATTACCAGAACCAAAGCAGCTCCAAAAAACACTATAAAGGTGTACAAAGTATTCACCGTTGCGCCAGACGGTTCTCCGACCGCTCTGTTTGTATCGAGCACCACCAAACTGCCCATGAATGTATGGCTTGACGCTGTCGATACATACCATTTCAAAGCGGATAACGGCAAGGAATACGTTCCGTCTACGCAAAATCCCTACACAAAAGGCGGCAAAACAGGCGCATCCGTCACGATACCAAACGAACAAGTGCGTTCTGAATTGGTAGAAAGAGGATACCTTAGCAAAGACAGCAAAGCAGCAAAAATCACCGCCCTTGCATACCGTCCAGGATGGCACGCTGGCGATCTGCCGTTCTTCCCGCAGGGAGGAAAGCAGGGGAACCCGAGACTTACCAATAGCGGCAATGTAAATAAGTCGTTCAATCCAGACATTCAGGAAACCGCATACGAAAACATCCACAGATACAATCAAGTCGTGTTTGAATGTGAAATGGCGGCAGATACGAATTATACTGAAATCGCGCAGAACCAAGAAAAGGCAAAGACCAAATCCGGTTCTGTAAATCAGAGAAACGCAGACTTACAGTATATGCCGACAGACGGCTTCTACTACTACACAACAAATCCTACCATTTCCGAAAAAGGCAAATGGGCAATCAGCGGAAGCCTGAAAATCAACAGAGCATTGACCCAGCAGGAATGCGACGATATTCTCTCGAAAAATGGTTTCAAACCGCAGGAATGGGAGGGAGGTACGCTTGATCTCGAAAAATTAGGCTACACAGGAGAAAAGTACGACGCGGCAAGGAAAACGCTCGCGCCAATCACCTACGATGACGATGGCAACGTGATTCCTATTTCCGAACGATTCAACAAAGACATCAAAGACGTTCGCTACAGCAAGGACGTGTTCACACAGGAGGAACGTGAGAAAATCATCTCCAAAGGTTACACCGACTACCTCGCGCGGCAGTTTGTCGTGAAAGATAAGTCCGGAGAACACGCGAAAGCCATCTCCATCTCGTCGCGGAAGAAACTGGCACAGCAGCTTGCAAAACCGCTGAAAGGCGTGAATGCAAGCGACGCATTGGTTGCCATTACACCCGTGTTCGAAACAATTGAGAAAGCGGACGGAACGCCGGAACAGCGTGCGGAAAAGGCATATAAAGCTGCTGAAAAGGCGGCAAACGACATCATAAGCATGATGAAAGACGTAAACACCAACACGTTGTACGACCAGTATGCCGAACTGCGAAACTACTTGCGCACCACCAAACTGGACACCTCGTCCGTGAAAGCCGACATCGCAGACTACAATGATTGGCGCAAATCGCACATGGGATCCCTGAAACTCGGAAACGATGGTATGCAGATCGATACGGCATATCAGGAATTGTCCGGTATGTACCCAGAGTTCTTCCCTGCCAATATCGAAAATCCAGCGGATCAGTTAATCCATATCGGAGAAATATCCGATAACCTGAAAAAGGTAATGGATAACCCGATTCTGTCAAAGGAAGGATCGGAGAACGTTGTCCGTTCGTTCGCGAATGCCATTCTTGCCGGATACGAAGAATACGCGCAGGAAACATTGGGTTCTCAAAACAGCCGCATGAGAGATTACGTAAAGACAGCCGCGGAAACCGTTGAACAGAAGAACGCGCAGATCAAGGACGCGCAGGAACAACTCGCCGACACAAAAGCCGACTTCCGTAGATTCGCCGAAACCGTTCAGACGGCATACGAAACAGACGTGAAACATCTGAACGAGCAAATTCAGGCAAGAGATAAATCGATTGCAAGGCTCGAAAAGTACGTGAGCAAAACCGAAAAGGGCGCAATGGAAGTATCCAGGAAGAAAGCGATCTCTGCGTTTGCAAAACTACAGAAAACATACGACAAGCCTACCACCACAAACGGAGTACCGGAAAACTGGAAAGGCATCGTATCGTCCATGTTAAACGCGTTTGGCAACGAAGATCATGCCATCAATGCGCAAACAGCCATAGACCAGCTGGCAAAGATGGAAACGCTCGTAAGCGATTCCAAAAGGTATGACAGTAAATCCGTCCGTGTGTCTCCGGAACAAATGGAGAATCTTTCGTGGCAGATTTCCGGTCTCCGCACGTTCTTTGAGAATTTCTCTGAATCGCAAAAAAAACTCGGAACAGACGCGAACAACAGCGTAGACATTGCAACATCCCAAAATGCAGCGTACATCGATAGCGTCAGAAACCTTGCGGAAACCGTAAACCATCTGATTCGAGCGGAAAATGAGTTGTTTGTCGGCGAAAAGAAAGCGGAAGCGTCTGCCATAGCATACGATTTCATCGACGAAATTCGAGAACGCGGCAAGAAGTTCGAAAAAACCGGAAGCGAAAGCGGTCCGTTGAAACAATGGGCAAACTCCGCCGTCCTCGACTACACCGCGCCCGATGTTTTCCTGCACAACCTCGGAGAGACAGGAGATCAATTCGCAAAGGCATACCGCGAAGCGCAAAACAAATCTACCCTTCTGAATCAGCACTACGGCGAAGCGATGCACAGCCTTGTCGGAGACAATTACAGCGCGGACAGGACTGGAATCAAAGGAGAACTGATGGATGTTTCCATAAACGGAGAAAACCTGAAAGTATCCAGACAGCAGCTTATGTCCTTATATCTACTCTGGAAACGTCCGCAGGCAAGGCAGCACATAGAGGAAGGAGGCGTGTATTTTCTCAACGCAAACGGAGAGCAGCAAGGAAAACCCATTGTGATTCACGAATCGGAATACAGGTCGCTCATCGGCAAACTGTCGAGCGAAGACATACGCATTGCGAATGGAATTGGAAAATACCTGTCCGAAACGTGTGCTGAATGGGGCAACGAAGCCTCCATGAAACTGTACGGATACAAGAAATTCAACGACCCGAACTACTTCCCGATAACCGTTCATGGCGTGAAAGACCAGTACCACGATGAGATATACTCCGTCACAAACTCCCTGGAACACAAGAGTTTTACAAAACACGTGGACAAGAACTCCGTAAAGGCGTTGGACATCCATGACATTTTCACGGTTTCCGACAATCACGCCAAGGAAATGGCGCAGTACAGCGGTTTCGCTCCCGTAAACAGTGCGTTCACCCGTGTATACAATGCGCCCGGTGTACAAACTGCATTGTTAGAGCAATACGGTCGCAGAGCCATCGGATACATGAACGATTTCCTCGACAGAGCAAACGGAAAGCCAGTAGGGAAAGATGCTAAAGCCGCAGACGCGTCGCAAAAACTCGCTTCTATGGCAAAGAAAGCCGCCGTCGGATTCAATGTGTCCACTGCGATGAAGCAGCCAATCTCATACCTGAGAGCCGCTCCAGAACTGGACATGGATGTTTTCGCAAAAGCGGGAGCGGAAATATTCTCTCCGTCGCGGTATAAAGCACTGTATAACGAAATGGTCACCAATTCCGGCATAGCAAGAATCAAGGCTCTCGGTTTCTCTGACGTTGGCATAGGGAAAGAAGCGCGCGGCAACTACAGCGACCTGTCGTTCTCGTCTGCATACAACAAGGGCAAATTCGTCAAAAGCAAATTCGAGGATGCTTCCATGTGGCTTGCGGGAAAAGCCGACGAAATCACATGGGTTCGTATCTGGGACGCTTGTAAGATGCAGATCGATAAAGAAAACGCGAAACTTTCTTCCGAAAAACGCATTCAGCTAACCACCGAAAAATTCAACCAGATCGTAGGAAGAACGCAGGTCGTGGATTCTGTTTTGGATTCCGCTCCCGCATCGTACAATTCTGTTTTCAAGATACTGCACCCGTTCATGAACGAGCCGATGAAAACAGTATCTTCCCTGTGGTACGCCTATGAAGAAATGAAAAAAGGCGTGCCCGGAGGAAAGCAGAAATTTGTAAAGCAGATCGCAGCCACAGCCGCTTCCAATCTGATTCTCGAACCGCTTATCGCGTCTGTCATTGGAGCATTGCGCGACAAAGAAGACGAAGACCCAGAAAAATTCGCGGAAAAGGTGTTAAACAAAATGTTCGGTATTTCTCTCGACAGTGAAGAACCCACATCTTTCAGATCGGTGGCAACGTCGGAGATTGTAAGCGGAATTGCATTCGCGCCTATGGCAAGTTTCTTCTACAGTATCTTCACGGACGTGCTGAACGGATTCGAAGGAGATTCCATGAATTCCGCGAACCTATACGAATTCATGAAAGCGTCTGTGAAGTTGACAGAAGCATTGATGAAAGGCGAGGACTATAGCGGTCAAAAATCCATATACAATCTTGCCGCCGAATGTGCGACATCCATGGCGCAAGCGTTCGGAATTCCCGCAAACACAATGCGCAAAGACCTGAACGCCGCTCTACGGACAGCTTTGTACTACACGCAAGACATCGTCCCAATGAACAATATCGTTCGGTGGAAAATGAACAAGCTCTATTACAATCTCGGCAATAAGTCAGCGCGAACGGAAAAGTATTTCTACGACATCCTCATTGACGCATACAATCAAGAGGACAAGACGGCATACAACATCATGCGCGAAGATCTTGACGAGATGGGCATCCAGTCGAAAGAGATTGTGGAAATCATCGAGAAACGAAACGGAGCCATCAAACCCGGTTCCTCCGTATGGAACACGGAGCTGCAAGCACGTTTCGATTTGCCGACGAAATCCACAAGCAGCCAGGTCGAGCAGATGGTGACAAGAGTGTATGCCGCTTGTCAAAAGATCGATGCTCTTGACGAGAGTAAGGCACTCCCCAAACGACCGGATAAATACTACTACACCAATGACGATGGTGACAAGGTAGAAATGACTACGCAGGAGTATGACAAGTTCGTTGAGGACGTAGGTGTTCTCCGATACAAGCTCTGCGCGGAAATGGCAGCCTCCAATGGGTGGAGCAAACTCAACGCAGAGCAGCAGCTGTATGCGCTCACAAAAGCCTACGATTTCGCGGCACGGTACTACAGACAGAAGTTCAACAAAGACTACAACAGCGGAGATACGTGGATGAAAGAGCTATACGGCACGCAATTCCGCAACAAGGATGTAGCATCTACAATCATTTCTAAGGCATTCAAGAAATAACAGAAAAGAGCAGGGTCAATTCCCTGCTCTTTCTCTATCATGCAATCTTCAGCAAAAACCGCAGTACGATACGAAGCGCGTTCTCGCTTTCCAGACGCTCTATAATTTCCTCTATGGTGCGCAGCAGTTCCTCCCTTCCCATCATGCACGACGCTTTCTGCTGCGGACAATGGCGTTCGTAGACTTGTATATGTAATCGAGCGTTTCTCCGTTACTCGACATGACCATGTCAATAATTCTGCGTTTTTTCTCTCTTTCCTCCGGTTTGGAAAGGTATAAACCGATTCTGATCCGCGCAAGCGTAACATTTGCTCCCATTTTTTCTACTCCCCACTTTCTGTATTTTTTGCAAAATATATTGATTATCTCAATCCGATATGGTAAACTATGGTAAGGCGTAGTGTAAATATATGATACGCTCCGCCGATAGACCATCGTTGCACATGCTCCCGCTACGACGCTGTGCGGCGATACGAAAACCGGCGGAGTTGTATCCTTGTTTGGATTCCCCTTGACTATAGGATACCACTTTTGCCACGAGAATACTACTCCTATTTTTGGAATTTCCATTATAAATTTGGAATTTTATTCTCAATTTTAAGAAAGGGGTGTAAATTTTGGACGAATTACAGTGGACAAGCGAAAACTTCAGAATGATTTCAGAAAACGCCATCTCAAAAGGAATCTACTCCGGCAGGTCCTTGTCAATCGCTGCCGGAGTTCCAGAGAATATGCTGTCAAGGCTCAAAACAGACGCCAAGAACCCATCACTGTTCCCTGTCGTGGCGATCTGCAAAGCGTCAGGAACGTCTCTGGACGATATGTACGACATTATACCGCGCCACAGAGAAGCGGCAGAAACAATTGCACTCGACACGACAGTGATGGTGCAGGAGGAAAAGCTGCGCTCCGCGAAAGAACTTTCCCTTAGCCAAGAAAGAATCATTCGACACCAAGAGAACCGCATAAAACACCTGATAGCCGCCATTATCGTTCTCGGCTGTCTGCTGTTTCTCTCTATGGTGTATGCGCTTATCATGGACAAGATGGTACCGCACGCCGGAATATTCCAGTACACTGTATCAGAAACCCAATAAACGAAAATAGCTGCACACCGTCACGCTACGGGATGCAGCTATTTTCGACAAATCGAAAGGAGATTTCTATGAAACCAAGCACACAGAGCACGAGAACCTAGTAAACTCGTTCTCTATAAGTATTATAGCACACTTGACAACACTTGTCAAGAACAATGTTTTCTGTTGTTGTCAACACTTGTCAACTCTTTTTCCTCGCGAACCAGGACATAAAGCCTTTCTTGTGTGGCTGCTGTTGCTGTTCTCCGTTGTTGTCAATATTGTAAAGCACATCCACAACACTTCCCTGCTTTTCCGCTTCCAGAATGTTCTTGTGTTCCTCGATATAGTTCCTCTGCTGCAGAGCCGCAATCGCGTTTTGACTGATTTCCTGCTCCTTTTGCACCAGCTCCGTTAACTTCTGCGTCAGCTCCCTTATGGTTGCGTCCTTCTCAGCAATCCTTGCTTCCATCGTTGTCAACTGTTCGTTTTTGCTTGTCAATTCCTCGCGCAGCATGGCAACAATATCCCGCAAAGTGCTGTCCTTTTCATTTTCGGCAATTGCCTTATTTCCGTTTTCAGCGTTTGCCTTATTTGCATCATCGCTGTCAACATTTTCAACGCTCTCGCCCAACGCATTGTCAACGTTTTCCTCAACATTGCCAACGCTTTTCACGCGCATATTGCCAACATTGTCAACGATAATTTCCATGTCATACAGGCACGCCGCGTCCGTGTTTACCGTTTTCGGCTTTGTATCGCGCAGATACTCATCCATACCTTTCTTTGTGCGGACGGCTTGCGTAGATACGCCCACAAGCCTTGCAAACTCCGATATAGGTATATATACTCCATTCATTCTTCATCCCTCCAGAACGCAATCTCGCTCGGCTGTTGACGTTTCAATAAGTTCATAGTCCTTGTTGTCAATGGTAAAGCGTATTCTTGCGATTGTTTTCCCGCAGCGTACCGGGACCGCGTCCACGAAAATATCCGTGAATCGGTTGATCTCGTCGACGGCAGGGCAGAGTACACGCTTCTTAAAGTCATTGTACATATCGTATCCCACGACCTGCAACAGTTCTCTCAATTCCTCCACAGACGGTTCATACACGCCGAGATACAGATAGCTTTTCAAAATCTCATACAGACGTATCGCGTATTTGGAACGCATGGCAAGCACGAAATCCAATTGATACGACGTATAGTTTTGTTTCAGATACAGCAGGAACGGCTTCAAGTCGTTGTCGAAGCCGACCACCACTTTCTTTGGGATGGTGTGTTCCACTTCCTCTTTGGTCATGCCGACAGTTTCAGGGAAGTACACACTGTTCAGCCACCTGTGAATACCCCATCCTTTCCCGAAATCCGCCCAGAATGAATTGTCGGACAGCTTCTTGAGAATGGCCCCGAAGTCGCGGAACGTTTTTGCTTGCTTCTGTATGCCACATACCTCACACAGATTTTCAAGATTGATTTCGTATCCGGACAGTTCGTTGTCCTCCGGTTTGATTTTGCTGATGAGATACAGGAGAAGTTTCTGCTCTTGCGCGGACAGGTCGTATTTGGTTTTCCGTACAAGGTCGTTGTGCTTGACCACCAGCGTTTCCCGTTCCTGCTTGACATCTTCTTTCTTCATGAGGTCCCTCCGATGAGTTTTCCACAGACATTTACCGATACTAAATGTCCGTATGAACGCCGTTTTGCAATACCATTTGTCCGTATGAGCGATACTAAATGT